TAAGTCGTTAATAACAGACAGGTATAAAAAGCTATACGACGCCTATATTGGCGATTATCCGATCTTACATCAAAAAGATAAAGAATCTTATAAACCTGATAACCGTGTGGTGGTCAACTTTGCAAAATACATTGTTGATACATTCAACGGTTTTTTTATTGGCGTTCCTATCAAAGTATCTTCTAAGAAAAAAGAAATTGATGAGTATATCAACTTGCTAGATAAATACAATGATCAGGACGACAACAATGCAGAACTATCTAAGATTTGTAGTGTTTTTGGAAAAGGATATGAATTGTATTTCAATGATGATTATGGAAATCTAGGGATTACCTATTTAGATCCAAGAGAAGGCTTTATGGTTTATGATGAATCAACAGTTCAGAAACCAAGATATTTTGTAACTTATCAGATTGTAGACGAGGTTATGCGTGGATATATCTACGACAAAACATATAAATATGAGTTCAACGACAAAGGTGGCCTTCATGTGTTTAATGGCATAGAGCATGGATTCAACGATATTCCGGCCACTGAATTTATTGAGAATGAAGAGCGTATGTCTATTTTTGAATCAACATACAGTTTGATTAATGCCTACAACAAAGCAATGTCAGAAAAAGCAAATGATGTTGATTACTTTGCAGATGCCTATTTAAAAATCTTAGGTCCGAAAGTAGAAGATTCAGATTTGGTACACATTCGTGATAATCGAACAATTAACTTTGAGTCAATGGATGGAAGCGGTGATGGAATTGTAGTTGATTTCATGTCAAAGCCAAATGCAGATGCAACACAGGAAAATCTGATCAACAGATTAGAGCGTTTAATCTTCCAAAACTCAATGGTAGCCAATATTAATGATGAGAACTTTGGAACGTCATCAGGTATTGCATTGAGATATAAACTTCTTTCTATGTCAAACCTGGCAAAGGCGAAAGAGCGAAAGTTCACATCTGGAATGAATCGTAGATATCGTGTCTTATTTAGTAATGCGATCACACATCGTTCTGAGAATGACTGGCTTGAGGTTGAATACAAGTTTACACAAAATTATCCTGCAAACTTATTAGAAGAAGCTCAGACTGCTGCACAATTATCAGGAATCGTGTCTCACGAAACCCAGTTGTCGTTTATCTCGGCAGTTGAGGATACGAATGCAGAAATGGAACGTATCAAAAAGGAAGATGAGAATGATATGGTAGAAACTGAAAACCGAATCTTCCAAAATAATGAGGATTCACAAAACGATGAGCAGTAAAACATATTGGCGAGATCGTGAACTGGAATGGAAAAAGAAACGTTTAAAGGATGAAAAGCAATATGCAGATGAAATACAAGAAATATATGCAAATATGATGGATTCGGTAGAAAAAGAAATCGAATCCTTTTTTACTCGCTATGCCAATAAAGAAAACATCACTATGGCAGAAGCCAAAAAGAGAGTTTCTAACATAGATATCCAAGCATATCAAAGAAAAGCTAAGAAGTATGTAAAGGAAAAGAACTTTTCAGATGAAGCCAATGAACAGATGAGACTTTATAATCTTGCAATGAAAGTCAACCGATTGGAGCTTTTAAAAGCGAACATTGGATTAGAGCTTGTGGCGGGCCATGACGAATTGAAGTCGTATACTGGTGATAAACTGGAAGGAGCCTATTTAGAAGAACTCAAACGTAATGCTTCTATCTTAGGTGATACAGTGATTGACAATGCGAAGATGGCCAAAGCAGTAGCAGATTCATCTTTTAAGAATGCAACCTTTTCAGAACGAATTTGGGTAAATCAAGACCAACTAAAAAACAGTTTATCCAGTGTTTTATCCAGTGCATTGATTCAAGGCAAGAATCCTAGAGAGTTTATACCTCAGATACGAAAGAAATTCGATGTATCAAGATGCAATGCAGAAAGATTGTTGCGAACAGAAATTGCACGAGTTCAAACACAAGCACAGATTGAATCTTACGAAGCTAACGGAATAGATGAGTATGAATATGTAGCCTGTGGCTTAAAAGATGTGTGTCCATTATGTAAAGAAATGGATGGCAAAACATTCAAACTTAAAGACATGGAAATAGGCAAGAACGCTCCACCTTTACATCCGAATTGTCATTGTGCAACGGCACCACATTCAGACCGTAAGGAATATGAGAAATGGCTAGATGGATTAGCAAATGGAGATCATGACCTAAGGTTTGATGAATGGAAAAGTATTGATTTTAATACTCAAATAGAGCAACACAAAAAAGGAAATAAAGTAAATATTACAAGCCAGGCTATAAACAAAATAAAAAACGTTAGGCCAACAGGGTATACAGAGGATGAAGCCCATGAGTCGATGCTTGTAAGACAAGAATTATTATCCTATTCAAAGAAGTACAATAATAGTAATGAAGTCTTAGCACTAAGAAAAATAACTAACACCGAGAAGACACCGACAAATTTTGTAAAAGGTACAGAGGATAGTGTAGACTTTTTAGGTGATTCAGATACATTCCATTTATTAGTTTCTTCTGATGAACGCACATTGGAATTAGTACATAATCATCCTGGACTGTCTTACTTTTCTATGAATGATATAAATGTTTTTATGACATATCCTACTATAAAAACAATGACAATTGTTACAAATCAAGGAAAAACTTGGTATATCAACAAACTCGATAACTTTAATTTTGTAGAAGCAAAATCTGTTATGAAAGATATAGTTGAAAAGTACAAAGATAAAGATGTTGCTATTGAAAAGTTCCTAAAAAAAGGCTATAGTTTTGGTATAGAAAGGAACTGATAACTATGAAAAATAAACCAGTTTTAGATGGCAAAATAACTGACGATAAAGTTTTTTTTGAAAATCTTTTGGAGGATTGGGAAAACGCAGAAGTTTTATATAAAAACTGGGACAAAATTTCAGAGGAATTCAGGAAAAATGAAGGCCGCCTTTCAGATGTTGATTTACCGAACAATATCCTTTCCGCTTTAACATACTAAATGATGAGTATTAAAAAAATATGATGTAATTATGGTCACTCAAAACGAGTGGCCTTTTATTATGCAAGGGAGTGATATTATGTGATAAGAATTAAGATTAAACAAACAGAAAGTGATTGCCTGATTGAAGTACATGGCCATGCGCATTACGCTCCGATAGGAAAAGATATCGTCTGCAGCGCTATCTCGGTACTATTTTTGACATTGGCCAATTCAATCGACATGACATCCGATGCATTTTGCAGATATGATAGCCCTGATGAGAATTGCAAGACGTTGTATATCTCAGAATTGGATCTTGCTGGAGAGTTAGCAATTAATTTCTTCAGAATAGGCTGCAAAGGCACAGAAGAAGCATATCCTGAATGTGTGGAACTGAGAGATGTGTAATCACAAATATTTGGAGCGTGTCGAAAAAGTTTATTTTGACAAGTGGCTAGAGTGCATCGTTGAAGTACGTAATCAACGGTGCATTTTTTGTGGAAAAGCCAAGACTTATAAAGTCTACATATCCACAGTACCAAACAAGACCAAGCATTCACGTCGTTAAACTGTATGGGTTATAGGCCAAGCATTTAAGCCTTAAAAAGATATGGGAAATGACAAGCAAAGTCAGAAAAATAGGAGGAAAAATATTTATGAAAAAATTCAATGACAGACTACCTTTTTGCTTACAACTTTTTGCAGATGAAAATTCAAGTGAGAATGAGAGTACAGGAACAGAAAACACTCAATCAACTCAGACTCAATCAACTGAAGGGCAAGACAACCAAGAAAAAGACAAATCATCTGAAAAGAAGTATTCAGATGAAGATTTGAATGCGATTCTTGATAAAAGGTTTGCACGTTGGAAAGCAGATCAAGAAAAAGAAAAAAAAGAAGCTAAGCGCTTAGCCGACATGAATGCTCAAGAACGAGCAGAAGCAGAACGTGACAAGGTACAAAAAGAGTTGGATGAATTGAAAGCAAAAAATGCGATTGCAGAAATGACAAATGAAGCACGCAAAATGTGCACAGAGCACAATATTAACGTTGGTGATGACCTTTTATCTGTTCTAGTTAATCAAGATGCAGATAAAACAAAGAAAGCGGTTGATGCATTCGTTAAGATGTTTGAATCTGAAGTAGAAAAAGCAGTTAAAGAAAAACTGAAAGGCAACGGTCCTAAACGTGGAGGTTCAAACAAGGGGGTAACTCGTGAATCAATCTTGAATATCACTGATCCAATGGAAAGACAACGCATGATCGCGGAAAATATGGATTTATTCCAGTAGATAGAAAGAGGTTAATTACATATGAAAAAAATTTATAAAGGCATGAGCTTGCAAATGTTTGCAGCACCTACAGGATTAACAGGTGTAGACAATATCCAGGTTAGAGCGCACGAAATTGATTTCGTTACTAGTTTTGGAAAGAACATCCAAGCTTTATTGGATATCTTAGGAATCATTCGTCCAATTCGTAAGGCAAATGGTTCAGTTTTAAAAACAAAGAAAGTAACAGGAACATTACAGGATGGAAAGGTAGCAGAAGGTGAATCTATTCCATTAAGCGAATACAAAGTTGAAGAAGAAGTATTCGATACAATTCGAATCGAGAAATTCCGTAAAGCCGTATCTATTGAAGCAATTGCAGAGAAAGGATTTGAAGCTGCAGTATCTGATACAGATGAACAATTCCGTATTGATTTACAAGATAATATCACTGATCGCTTATACAAACAGTTGAACTTAGGTAGCTTAGTAGGGCATGAAGCAACTTGGCAAATGGCAATCGCAATGGCAATCGGTAATGTTAAACACAAATTCCAACAGATGAAACGAAATACTACTGGTATTGCCGTATTCGTCAACACATTGGATGCTTACCGCTATTTAGGAGAAGCTAATGTATCTATGCAGACTGCATTCGGTTTAACATACATTAAGAGCTTCTTAGGAGCTGATATTGTATTCTTAACAGATCGAGTAGCTGAAAAAACAGTAGTAGCCACTCCAATGAACAACATCATTGCATATTACGTAGATCCAAGTGATTCTGAATTTGTAAAAGCAGGACTTTCATATACTACAGATAGCACTACTGGTTTCTTAGGATTCCATGTAGAAGGAAACTATGATCGTGCTATTTCTGATATGTTCGCTATTATGGGATTACGTTTAATGTGTGAATATCAAGATGCAATTGCACACTTTGCAGTAGGAGATGCAAATACTCAAACATTACGTGATTTAACATTGACTGCTTCTCAAGGTGAAGAATCAGGAACTACAAAAGTTGCAGTTGCAGAACAGTTACAATCTATGAAGAACAAATTCAAATATAAGGTAGGAGCTTCTGAAGAAACTGTTGCTTATGGTGCAGACGTAAAAACATGGAAGAATTTCGAAGAAGGAGCAGATATTAAAGCAGAAGCAACTAATCACTGTACTGTAGTTGAATGTGATCAAAACTATAAAGCAGTTTCAAAAGGCGATGTAGTTGTTGATTTAAAGGCATAGGTGATTGAATATGTCGACAACAACCGTATTAAATGATGTAAAACTGCTTCTTGGTTTGCAAACTGATGATGAAAAGCTAGATACCATTGTAAGACTTACGGAAAGTCGACTCAAAACGCTTCTAAGCGTCCAAATCATACCTGACGAACTAGAATATATCATTACTGAAGTGTCCATCAAACGCTTTAATAGGATTGGTTCTGAGGGTGTTCAAACACATTCAGTTGAAGGGGAGTCAATGTCATTTAATGATGATGACTTCTCTTCTTTCTCTTCTGAGATTCAATCCTGGAGAGATGAGCAAGCCAATCAAAATAAAGGAAAGGTTCGGTTTTTATGAGGTACGATAAACCTATTTACTTTCAAAGATTTGTGCAAGGTTCTTATAATGAGAATACAGGCAATTATGATGATGATTCACTTGTAGAAGAAATGGTAATGGCTTCCGTAATGGATACAAGAACTGAAACTATGATGCAGGTATACGGACAAATCAGACAAGGAAGCCTTACTTGTCATATACAGAACATCTATCAAAAACCTTTTGATCATATTCGAATCGGTAAAAAGAAATACAAAGTAGATTATTCACGAAGACTCCGTACAAAGGAGTCTTTTATTCTGTCTGAGGTGCAATAAATGGCAAAAGTTGAAATAAGAGGATTAGACAAACTGCAGAAGAAGCTAAAAAAGAATTGTTCTTTGGAAGATGTGAAAACAGTAGTCAAACAAAACGGTATAGAATTGCAAAGTAAAACTGTTAGCAATGCGGTATTTAAAGGGGACTATACAATAGGAACAACTAAAAAGAGTATCAGAGGTGAAACACGTGATGGTGGATTCACATATGCAGAAGGGCCAACAACACATTATGCACCTTATGTTGAATTTGGAACACGTTTCATGGATGCACAACCATTTGTTAGACCTGCGTTCAAACAACAAGTGCCAATGTTCAAGTCAGATATGAAAAAGCTAGTTAAGTAGGTGATGATATGGATTCGCAGCAGGAATTATTTAGTACATTACTAGTGCAATTAAAAAAAGAGTTAAAGAGCAAAGGAGTAAGCGTTTATGATACGTTCCTTCCTAGTGAAGGCACACCATATCCGTATGTTTATATCGGTAGCAGCCAACTTGTTGATGATTATGGAAATAAAACAATGATTCTAGGCACTATCACGCAAGTTGTGGATGTATGGCACAACAATCCTAGGAAGCGTGGAGAATTGTCTGAAATCATGCAAATCATTAAGAAAGTGGCTAGACAAATTAACCATACAAACAATTTTGCTTTTATGATCCAAAATATCAACCAACGGATATTATCGGATTCTAGTACAGGGGCACCATTGATGCATGGTGTTCTAGAGTTGGATTTCAAGATTACAGGAGGAAGAAAATAATGAAATTTGATTTACAAATGTTCGCAGATAAAGTAATTGAAGCGGTAAATGGTAAGCAGCTTATTTATCTTTTCAGAGTTGCAAAAGATTCAAAGAAAGAAAATGCTAGTGCAATTGCTTTCCCAACAGAAAACGAACGAAACGTTACAAAAGATGCAGATACAACCGCTACAAAAGATGGAACTATTCGTACACCATCAGTGGCAGAAATTGAAATTACATCGACATCTATTATGCCAAAAGGTGATGCAATCATTGATAAATTAGAAAAGGCTATGTTGGCAGATGAATTAGTCGAATGTTGGGAAGTAAACCTAGCGGAAGAAGGAACTGAAACAAATGTCGGTAAGTTTAAATCTAAATACTACCAAGGATATTTGACTGAATGCTCAATTTCATCAGAAGCAGAAGGAGTCGTTGAAGTTGATTTAACATTCGGAGCAAATGGAAATGGTGCAGATGGATATGCAACAGTCACAAAAGAGCAACAGGAAGTAGCATCTTACGTTTATAAGGATGTAACTAAGGAAGCGTAATAAACGCATGATGGGGCAGAAATTGCCCCTTTTATATTTGTATTTAGAAAGTGAGGACTTTAAATGAGTAAAAGCATGGAAATTGAAGTAAATGGAGAAATCTATCAACTAGTAGCAGGATTTGGTTTCTTGCATGAAGTTAATAAAAAGTTAGCTATTGATGTACAAAGCACAGGAACAAAAAAAGAAATTGGATTGAAATATATGGTTGCAAGCATCATTGAAGGAGATATTGATGCGTTAGTAGACTGTATCTTCTATATGAACAGCGGGCAGTCTCCTAGATTGAAAAAAACGCAGATTGAAAGCTATCTAGAAGATGTTGAAGACATTGATAAAGTTTTCGAGGATGTAATCAATTTTTTATCTCATGCGAATGTATGCAGAAAAGAAGTGATGCAACTAATGAGCGTACAGGAAGCAGAGACGAAGTAGAAGAAACATTTGAAGAAATGTATGAACGTGTTGTGATGACTTGTTTTAGATACCTAGACTTCAAAAATTTGGAGCAAGTGAACAATATTACTCCTTATGAATATCGGCTCTTAATGAAGTCTAAAGAGCTTCAAATCGTAGATAAACAATACGAAATCCACTTGCAAGCCTATTTGAATATGACAGCGCGAGCAAGAAGGCGTGCAGGTAAAAAGTTAAAGCCTGTATATACGAAATTTGATAAATTCTTTGACTATCAAAAGCAGTTAGACAGAGTTATGGGTATTAAGAAGAAAAGCAAGTTTGATGGCTTAGCACAGTTCATAAAAGAACAAAAGAAGGAGGGATAACAATGGCTGAAAGTTTTAGTGTCGAGGCTATATTGTCGGCAACCGACAAGAATATGACCTCAACAATGAAAAAAGCTTTAGGATCGTGTCAGTCGTTTGGCGATAGGGTTAAATCTATTGTGGCTGGTGTTGGAATCACTAAAGTTATAGGAACGTCTATGAACGTTCTAAGCTCGTCTTTTGATGGTGCTATAAACAGATTTGATACCATGCAATCCTATCCAAAAGTAATGAAGTCTTTGGGGTTCGAAGTTGAGCAATCTCAAAAGAGTGTTGCAAAGTTAAATCAATCGGTTCAAGGCTTACCAACGAGCTTGGCGGATGTCGTTACAACATCTAAATCATTGGCGGCCGTTACAGGTAATATTGACAAGGCAACGGATACTACAATCGCATTGAACCATGCGTTTTTAGCAAGTGGATCTAGTTCTGAAGATGCATCACGTGGATTACAACAGTATTCACAGATGCTTGCTAAAGGTACAGTAGATATGCAATCATGGAGAACATTACAGGAAACAATGGCACCTGCATTGACAAAGGTTGCAAAAAAACTAGGTATTACGAGTGGAAATGCAAATGAATTGTATGCAGCATTGCAGAACGGAACGATTACATTTGATCAGTTTAATGATGCAATGATTGAATGTGATACTGAAACAGGTGGATTTGCAGACACTGCATTAGAAGCTTCTAAAGGTATCAAAACATCTATGACCAACATCAAAAGCGCAGTGCAGAACCTTGAACAAGGATTCATGTCTGCTATGAACAATATGTTGAAGTCGAAAGCTATGGGAGGATTGGTTGATAATCTAGAAAAGATTAAATCTAAAATCTATGACTTTAGAAATTCAATCATGGAATCCAAGGATGATGGTTTGACATGGGACTTTAAGCCTGGAGTCTTGGAGAATGTATCAAAAGCTATGGATTGGTTAGCAGACAGAGCGAACAATGCAAAAGCTATGATCCAACAATTCTATGATGGCTTTATGAAAACGGATGCCGTACAGAATGCAATCACAATGTTCGATAAAATCAAAGATGCTATCGGAAATGTAATGGATAAATTACAGGATAGCAAAGTCTTTGAACAGTTAGGACAGGATATTGGAAATATCATTGCAAAAGTAGAAGATGTAACAAGTAAGATTGCAGACTTTGTAGCAAATCTTAAAACAGAAGATGTTAAGAAATTTGCGAGTGCAGTTAAATTGTTAGCCGGAGCATTTGTTGGCATTAAAGTTGGTAGCAAAGTATCTAGTATGATTGGTGGAGTTGTTGGCTCTGCAAAGAGTGGATATTCTAAACTAAAATCAATCATTGATAAAATCAAAGGTTTAGGAAAAGAACCGACTCAAGAAATACCTGGGAAATTACCACAAAATGAGACTCCTAGTGATGGAATCGGTGATGCAACGATGCGTACTGCACAAAAAACATCCAAAGCAGCTCAGATTGTTAATTCTGCATTTGAAGGGATTTCAAATGTTATTTCTTCTGTGTGTGAAGGAGCAAAAGGAATTATTACCAGTCTAGGAGATGCAATTAGTAATGTATTCGAAGGCCTTGGTAATGGAATTAAATCCGCATTAGAAGGAGTCGGTACAGTTATTGAATCCTTCGGTACTGCAATCAGTACAGTAGCGCAAGGGATCGGCCAGGGTTTAGCAACTGCATTTACAGGTTTAGGAACTGCAATTGCAATGGTACCGCCAACTACATGGTTAGCATTGGCAGCGGCTATTCTTGCCACTGGTGCTGCTATGGCATTAGTCGGTTCACAAGGTGAAGGCTTGCAAATGGTTCTTGAAGGGATTTCAAATGTGATTCAATCATTTGGTGAAACAGTAAGTAGAATCTTAAATTCAGTATCTGGAGTGATTAAATCTATTGGACAGTCTGCATTAAATGCTGGTAAAGGATTCAAACAACTAGCAAATGGAATCAAGATTATTACGAGCCTTAACTTAATTGATATGGGAGCTAGTCTAGGAGCGGTAGCAGTAGGAATTGGAGCTATTGCAACTGCATCAAGTGGAATGGGCGATACTGGCGCTCAAATGATGGCATTAGCAACCGCATTAACAATGATCGTATCAACTCAAGCAGGTATTGAATCATTATCGGCAACAATTCCATCATTATCAGATGCTTTAAGCTCATTAAGCGGAATTTCAGAACCATTAACAGTTGCGAGTGGAGCTATGACTGCATTTGCAGGAGCTATTGCACCAGTTGCAAGTTCTGTAATGGCTACTGCAGCAAGTATTGCGGTGTTAGTTACAGTAGCTTCAACAATTAGTAGTGCATTTACAAGTGCATCTAGTGCATCAGTCACTTCTATTAATGCAATTGTTACTGCAATGACAAATGCAGAAGCAAAAGCTACTGCTTCAGGAACTGCAATGGGAACTAACTTTACTAAAGGGTTAGGTAGTGGTCTTAAAACAGGAGTATCAGTTGCAAAAAGTTCTTGTCAATCAATTATATCTGCATTTAATTCATGTCAATCACGAGCAGAATACTGTGGTCGTATGATTGGTCAAGGATTGGCAAATGGTTTAAGAGCTAGTGAAGGTTCTGTTAGAGCAGCGGCCGCTAGTTTAGCAGCTGCTGCGGATGCAGCAATTCAGGCTAAAGCTAAGATTGGATCTCCATCAAAGGTTACTAAAAAAGATGGTATGTGGATTGGTAAAGGTTTTGTTCTAGGCCTTGAATCCATGTATTCTGACGTAAAAAGAGCTTCAGAGGACTTATTATATCTTCCAATGTTAGATGCTCCTAAAATGGCTTTTGGAGGGATTGTAAGTGATATGAATCCTGATTACGAATACACAAACAATGCTCAATTGACGATTGAAACTCCACTTTATATCAATCATCGTGAATTTGCACGTGCAACATATAGAGCGAATCAGAATGAGTTTGATAGACACTCTAAATTCAATGAGAGATTGCGAGGTAACAGATAATGTATGCATTCGTAAATACAGTAAATAGTGGCATCGTCGGTACTAACCTACCGACAGAAGCCATGTCATATAATGGCGTATATTTAGAAAATGAAATTGATGGTTATCGAACACTTTCTGTAACTGGACGTGAGTTAATGGAATCAGAAGTTACGGATCAAGAAATTGATGGAATGGATGGTTCTTATTACAGATATAAAACAACTCCTGCAAGAACGATTACTGTTAAATATCAATTGAGAGCTAGAGGAAGCAGAGAATTTCGAGAAGCTTATAACAAGATGAATAAATTGTTGAGTGGTGAGCAAGTTATGATCATCTTCAATGATGAAAGCGATAAGTATTTCATTGGAACAAAGACTTCAAATACACAGGTTGATGGCGGAAGCAACAACGTGATTGGTGAAATCGAAATTTATTGTACAGACCCACGCAAATATTCGACAACAGAAAAAGAGTTCGTTGCTACTGATGGTGTTCTAAATATTGTTAACGAAGGTACAGTGCCAGTAAGTATTGATTATGATATTACTACTGCATCTGAAACAGGATATATTGGTTTGGTTTCTGAAAATGGAATTATGCAATACGGCAAAATTGAAGAATTAGATGGCGAAACTTACAAACAAAGTGAATGGTTAGCCTCAATTGATGATTTTTACAAATGCAATGATGATATTGGTGGTACGGATGTAATGCATCCAAGTTATGGAACAAATGGAACACTAGCTGAGCATACTTGGTTTGATAAAAAGTTTATAGGTTTAGGCTCTGCTGGAACAAAAAAAGGGAATGCGAATGGTGGATTAAGAACATTTGTGTTGCCTGCAGATTCAAGTGGAGATAAGAGTGGTGCTCAGAACTTCTATTGTTGGTTTCATTTGTGTTTTTATGCTGGTCTTATAGGCCAAACCGGAGAGATGTGTATCAACTTTTTGACAGAAGATGATAAATTGATATGTGGATGTAACTGGTACAAGACTGATTCTGTTGGCAATACAGGACATTATCAAGTGTTAGCTAATGGAATAGTTGTGAAAGAGTGGGAATTTACAACATCGCATTTACAAGCTCAGAATCCTTTTTATTACAAATGGGGAAGTTGCGATGTTTTAAAAGAAGGAGCGAACATTAGATTCTTCTTCTGGGCAAGATACTACAACTTCTACATCCCAGAGATTGAAAACATGAAGTGTGCAAAGATTCAAATCGCGGTTAAACAATGGGGTGATAGAGGTGGCAATAAGTTCATGTCTATGATTGGATTTGATGTTATTGACTTTGAAAAGATGAACGTTGAAAAATGGAAGGATATACCTAATAGATACCCAAGTGGAACAAATATCACGATTGATGGTAAGTCATCTCATGTTTATGTGAATGGAATGGCTAGATTGGAAGATGAGGTGTTAGGTACTCAGTACTTCAAAGCACCTGTAGGAGAGTCTGAAATTAAATGTACGTGCTCAGAATGGACTAAATCTCAACCAATAGTTAAGGCGAAAATAAGGGAGGCATGGTTATAAATGGAATACATAAGAATTGCAATTTTAAATCCTTACAATAAGGTTCTAGCTTTTTTAGACAATACAGTGCCTAGCGCAATGCATTACTTTGATGAAACATTGCATACATACTTGAAAGGCTCAGCATATACATTTGAATTCACTACATTGACTGCACATGATGATGCAGCCTTTTTAGTTGAGGGCAATAAATTAAGCTTTACTAGAAAGAATAAAGGCTATTATTTAACGATCATGAACGTAGAAAAAGGTGGTAACACGACAAACGTTACCGCCTATGGTCTTTGCCTTGAATTAACGAATGAATATGTAGATGCATATAAAGCGCCTAGAGCGATGTCATTTGCAGAATATGTTAATGCGTATGGATTTGAGCAATCATTCACAATTGGCCGAAATGAAGTATCTAATAAGAAGATTAGTCACGAATGGACTGGCAGTGATACAGTGCTTGCAAGATTGTATTCAATTGCAAATGTATTTGATGCAGAATTAGAGTTTGTTACAGAATTAAACGATGATTACTCGTTGAAGAATGTTGTACTGAATATTTATCGTGCTCATTCAGATAGTGTTCAAGGGATGGGAACAGATAAACACAGTACGATCTTGAGATACCCAAACAACATTTACGGAATCACTAAAACAAGTGATATTACTGAATTGTATACCGCAATTCGTCCAACAGGAACAAATGGATTACAATTGAACTCAATCAGTGGCCGAACTGTTAAGGATTCGAATGGAAATGTTTTGTATAAAGTTCAAGGTAACAATATACTAGCCCCTCAATCTAGAGACAGATTCCCTTCAACGCTAATCACAAATCATTCAAATGATATGTACGCAGTGCAGATGTGGTCTTATGAAACTGAAAATGTTGAAACCTTATATGGTCAAGCTTTAGCACAATTGAAAAAGAATTGTGTGCCTAAAGTTACATATGATGTGGATGCATATATTGATGCAGATATTGGTGATACATTCACGATTGAAGATGCAGAGTATTCACCTACTTTATATTTAGAAGCACGAATCACTGAACAAGAGATTTGTTTCACGGATTCCGAGAAGTGCAAGACGATATTTGATAACTTTGAAGAAAAACAATCGCAGATTAGTTCGGCTCTTATTTCAGAAATGAACAAGATGATTGAGTTAAAAAAAGTTTATGAAGGCTCAATCGTATCAACGAATGGAGTTCTATTTAAGACTGATTCAGATAGTACAAAGCTTACTGCATTAGTTAAAGATGATGGTGTTGATATCACATCTAAGTATTCAATTGTTTGGTACAAAGACGATGTGCAATTATCAACTAGCCAAACAATCACAGTTAGTGCCTCAGGCCTGTCAGAAAAGGCCGTATACAGATTCAAAGCCATGAGTGGTGAAATACTTAAAGCAAGTGCAGAAGTCACTGTAATGCGATTACAAGACGGTCAGAATGGAACGAGTGCATATGTGCATATCGCCTACGCCAATAGTTCAGATGGTCGTGTTGATTTTAGTTTGACAGATTCAAATCGTAAATTTATTGGTCAGTATTCTGATTCAAAGCAATATGGCAGTGATGACCCAACCAAATACCGATGGTCAACGATCAAAGGTGAAGATGGTCAGTCGTTTGTTAGTGCCGAGGAACAATTCTATTATTCAACATCACAAACTGAATTAGTCGGTGGTGAGTGGTTTGTTGGTAATGTGGTTTATCAGTCAGATAAATTCCTTTGGAAAAGATGGAAATGTACATATGCTAACCCTAGTGAAATCAAGTATACAAAAGCTATTTTTGACAACACTTGGAATGAAATTGATGCAAAAATCGGTGAGATTCATACACAAGTGTCAGAAGCTAACAATCAATCGAAAGAAGCAGTTGATAAGGCAACGCAAGCTCAAACGACTGCAAGTAAAGCGAATGAATTGGCTAACGCTGCTAACACTCAATCGAGTGAAGCTAAGCAACTAGCACAAGATGCGAATACAAGCACTGGCAAAGCTCAGAAACAGATTGATGCAATTAAAGGTGATATTACTGATTCAAAGAAACAAATTCAAAGTGCGGTTGACCAAGCAAATGCAAATGCTAAAGAAATCAATTCAGTAAAAGAAACGTATGCTACAAAAGTTGATTTAACTACTGAATCAAAAACAATTCATGCAGATGTTACAACTGAAATTGAAAAGAAAGTCGGTGAATTGTCGACTACTGTATCAGAAACTTATGCTTCTAAGAGTGATTTAACAACGCTTGAAGGAAGCATGAACACGCAATTTAAACAAACTGCAGATACAATATCAACTCATGCTAGTTCTATTGAAAAATTGCAATCAGATACAACTCAGGCTCAGTTAGATATTACAGAGGCAACGAAAAAAGCGTCAGATGCTCAAACTCAAGCTAGTACTGCATTAAGTAACGCTCAGAGTGCTCAAACTCTGGCAGACCAAGCGAAGAAAAAAGCAGATAGTGCTCAATTAAATTTAGATAGTGCTAACAAAGAGTTAGCGGATGCAAAAGCGAATTTAGAGACAGTTACAGGTAGAGTTGATGCCACAGAAGGCGAAATCACAAAAGCCCAAACTCGATTAACCAATGCAGAGTCTGCAGTCAAGAAAGCTCAAACTGATGCATCTACTGCTCAAAGTAATGCACAGACTGCAATCGACAATGCTAAGGCTGCACAAACAACTGCAGATACTGCTAAAGCCAATCCAGAACAAGCACAGAAAGATTTGAACGCTTTAACAAATCGTGTTACCAAAACTGAAACTGCAATTAAGCAAAATGCAGAAAAAATAACAATACAAGCCGAGTCTGTAACAGAGATTAAAGGAATTGCAAATAGTGCAAACAGTAATGCATCAAGTGCATTAAATAAAGCTAATAACTTAACTGATCGTGCTAATAGTGGCGAATTTGATGGTCGAGGTGTGGCAAGTACAACTGTTGAGTATCAAGCTTCTACTTCTGGAACTACTGTGCCTACAGGAACATGGTCACCTACAATTCCTACTGTTGCTCAAGGTTCATATTTATGGACTAAGACTACAACTAACTATACTAGCGGAACCCCTACTGTTGGATATTCAGTAGCTCGTATGGGTGTAAATGGTGCGAAAGGTGAAAAAGGCGAAATCGGACAAACTGGTCCTCAAGGACCACAAGGTGTACAAGGCGCAAAAGGTGCAGATGGTAAAACATATTACACTTGGATTAAGTATGCTGATTCTCCTACTAGTGGAATGTCTGATAGTCCTACAGGCAAGTTATATTTAGGTGTTGCTTACAACAAATCTACTGCAACTGAGAGTACAAATTATTCTGATTATTCTTGGTCATTAATCAAAGGTGACAAGGGTGATAGAGGTGCTACTGGAGCAACAGGCCCTCAAGGTGCAACAGGTGCTAAGGGTGAGACTGGAGCAAAAGGTGATAAAGGAGCTACAGGTCCTAAAGGTCCTCAAGGTGCAACAGGTCCTAAAGGTCCTCAAGGCGTACAGGGAGCTGCTGGAACAGGTGTAGCCAGTATGACTCAACAATATTACATGAGCGATTCAAAAACTACTCAAACTGGCGGCTCATGGGTTGAATCAATGCCAACGTGGTCAAATGGTAAATATTTATGGACTCGGTATAAAGTCGTTTATAAGAATCCTGCTTCAACGACTTATACAATACCAGTTTGTGATAGTTCATGGGAAGCAGTAAATGAAGAAACTATTAAGCGACAATCTGCAATTGAGACTAAAGCAAATGAAATTACTTCAAAAGTTTCAGAAACTTACGTGTCAAATTCAGCATTTGAGCATTATCAAAAGGATATGTCAACTCAGTTTACTCAAACAAAGAAGGACTTTACGTGGTCAATCAATCAATCGGTAACTGATGCTAAGAATGAGATGAGCGGTCAAATCGACAGTGTAAATGGTCGTGTTGATGGATTAAAGCAAACCACAGACAACGTAAATAATTACATGAGCTTTGACAACGATGGATTAACTCTAGGTAAATCAGACAGTGCATTTAAAACTAAGATTACAAATCAAGAATGGTCGATTCAAAAAAACGGGGCAAAGGTAACATATATAAACGACCAAACAATGTACATTACAGATGGACAATTTACGCAATCTTTAAAAATTGGTAACTTTGGCTTTGTTCCAAGAGCAAATGGCTCTTTGGACTTTAAAAAGATAAGGTAGGTGAATTGAATGACACAATTTAGTGGAAGCATAGGAATAAGCACAGGGCAGACAGATAAGTATTCGTTATTATTGGATGTTTCTGAAAAGTCTTACTCAATTGAAAATAACACATCTCAAATTGAGTGGTGGGTTGGTATTCGTTCAAATACTGCATATCATAATCACTATGGGTTGTCAGAAACGTATGTAGTTAATATCAATGGCACTGTAGTACACAATGCAGTTCATACACCTACAGTCAATAGTGGTGCTACTGTATGGGTAGCAAGTGGAACAACTACTGTATCACACAATGCAGACGGTTCTAAATCAATCTCAGTAAGCGCGTCTTTTAACAATGCAGACAGAGGAACGTATTTACCAACGACAGGATCATGTAGTGGTAGCTTAAAATTAACAACAATACCACGTGCAACTACTCCATCAATTGATAAACCGAGTTTAGATTGTGGTAGTGCAATTAAGATTAGTGGTACAAGTGCATCAAGTAATTTCAGTCACAAAGTTTATGTAACTTGGAATGGAACAAAAACACAAATAGGAACAATAGCTAGTGGTACTACAACTCCTAGCTTTTCTTATACCATTCCTACCGATTGGGAAAAGAATATTCCTGATTCAACAAGCGGTATCGCTACGTTTACTTTAGAAACAATCAGTGGTTCAACATCAGTTGGTTCTAAAACAGTAAATGCGACAATTAAAGTAAGAAGTGGTGTCGTTCCTAGTATCGGAACTGTATCAATATCTGATACAAATTCAATTTGCGCAGGAATAGGTCAATATGTTCAGAGTCAATCAAAGTTAAAATTCACGATTGCTACAAGTGGTAATCAAGGCTCAACGATCACATCAGTATCGACTAAATTCAATGGCCAAACGTACAGTGGTAGCACGTTCACAACTCAAGCGATTCAAAACAGTAGTACGCTATCATACACAATCACAGTTACAGATTCACGTGGTCGTACTGCTACTAAGAGTGGTTCAATAAATGTAGTTGCATACAATCCACCTAGTCTTACAAATGTAAGTGCAAAGCGTGCTAACTCAAGTTACGCAGTGGATGAAGTAAGTGGAACATATGCATTGCTACATTTTAAAGTCGGCTTTACAAGTTTATCAAGCAAGAATGTAACATCATTCTATATTCAGTATCGAGCAAGCGGTGCTAGTTCATGGACTAAAATTAATTCATGGGCTAATAACTACACTTTGAATCAAGATTACAAAGCAGGTAATCGGTTTACATCTACAACTGCGACTTATGAAGTTGCTTTTGGTGTAAAAGACTCGTTCATGAGCGATTATTCTTGGCAAGTTGTAACTGTAACGCCAACTTATACATTGATAAACTTTGGTAAGGATGGAAAATCACTTACTTTCTTCGGTCAAGATGGTAACAACGCTAACCGACTAACTGTTAATGGCGATTTAGCAATTAATTCAATCAAAGAAAATACATCTTCAACTAAGCTATTAGTTAACGATGGTAACACTGTTATGTATCGTGATTGGAATAAATTAGTTAATTCAATCAAGAGTGCGATGTATCCAGTAGGTTCAGTTTATATCACTTACAACAATGTTAATCCTGGTACATTCCTAGGCGGAACATGGGAAAGATTCGGGCAAGGTCGAACGCTAGTCGGTGAAGGCACAGGAAACGATGGTAGTACAAGTATGTCCTTTACTACCGCAGGAGATACTGGTGGAAAATACAAGAACACGCACTACCATGTTACATCGTTTGGTTGGGATATGAATGCCTTTTATGCAGGTAAACCTGATGGAGCGAAGAATGGTGACTATAACAGAACATCAGTAATTCCAAACGGATATGTAATCAACGCTGGTTCTTCTCAAACATCACAATCACGATTGAATTGGACGGATGACCGTACTATTAGCAATGTACAACCATATATAGTTGTTTTCTTTTGGCGAAGGACGGCTTAATTTATGCGGTCCTTTTCCAGAAGTATACTGTAATGTATGGTTGAACATTGTTATGAGATGTATCATTACCTACTGAGCCACTGCTCGGACCGAATAACTTTGTATCAGATGTATACTGCTTCCAACTGTTAGGTAATGCAATAGTCCATTTAGGAGCATTTACTTGTGGGTTAGACGTAGTATTTTGAATATATACCGCATGTTTATGATTAGGAATCTCATCAACAGTCAATTTATGTTTATACTCACCACCAGTGCTATTGGCAGTAAATGACATACCTATGCAGTCCTACGCCAAAAGTAGACAGTGATATAAGGTTGCAATAATGGTATTTTTGTTTTCATGTTTTTATTGTGGTCGTGAACACCCATTTGATTACCATTGCTATTAAGAAGTGCACCGTAATATATGTAACCTATATCATCACGTACCATAGAATGATTGTATATACCACCTGTAGAATTCGCAGTAAATGACATACATTGACTACTTGTAATAATCACTAAGAAGTTCAACGCATTTACGCTTCAATTCCATTTGTGGATGTACGTAGATGTTCATTGTGATTGATACGTTTGAGTGGCCAAGCAATTCACTTAATGATTTGTAGTCACATCCACACTCAATGCATCTAGTGGCGAATGTATGCCTAAGCGCATGAAATTTGAGATGTGGTAGGTCAAGTTCTTTTAAGATCCTATTGTAGTAAAGCCTGTATTTGTTAGGTTCTATTGGTTTATCTCGATTTGTTAATAAGTAATTGTCTTCTTCTCCTTGAAGAAGGATTGCATAGTGCATTATCCATGTATTCAAAGGGATCATTCGAGTGCTAGAACGTGATTTAGGCGGTGTAATTGAAAGGTTGCTACCGTCTTCTTTTGTGTATGTGCGTATCATGGTTTTGCTTATATTTAATAACTTGGTTTGAGTGTTTATATCAGACCATTTTAAAGCGCACAGTTCACCTATGCGTATTCCTGTATGTATACATAAAAGGATTCCAAAGTTTTTACAATTAATCTCAGATTGGAGGTGATTAATCAATGTTATTTGATGCTCTTTTTCGAAAATTTCGACCGCCTTAGAAGGATGGTATGGTAGTTGAATATCGACTTTGAATGGAAGTGTAAATTTTAAAATTTGAATAATGTCTTTGGCATATTTGAATGATATACCACCTTTTCCGTCTTTACGGCCGTTTTCAAGTTTTTGAAGAATATACTCCTGCAGAATATCGTTGTTTAACTCTTCAATCTGATAATTGCCTAGTTTTGGCATGATGTGATTGTGGATCACATTACAATAATTTGTGTAAGTGCTGTATTTTAGATAGATTTTCTTTTCTTTTAACCAAGATGTTAATTTGTCAGAATATAGCATTTTTGTTTACCTCGCTTTTTTATATTAATAGGAGGATTTTATATGACTAAAGTTCATGAAATCAATTTAAATACAAAGTTATGGAATTTCTTTACTGAGCATGACTTTATTATTCTTGATTTGACAGACAGACAAATCAATGAACAAGATTATGTGTTATTTAAACAAGTATCGTTAGACGAAGGAAAAGAAACGGATACAGGTTTATTTAGAATGACACAGATTCGCAGCATCACTACTAATGACGGATTCAAAGAAGGCTATGTGATGTTAAACGTAACTAAATTATAGGATGAATAAAAGATGATTGATTTTGCAGAATTAAGTAAATATTTTGTTTTGGTGGTTGTAGTGGCTTGTTTGATTGTTGGTTATATCTTGAAAACATCTTTTGAAAGTTTTCCAAACAAGTACATTCCTACAGTATTAGCATTCGTTGGATTAGTGCTAAACCTAGCAGTGAGCGGTTTAACAATTGAAAATGCGGTTTATGGTGCATTGATGGGATTAGCATCTACTGGTATGCACCAAGCTTTCACAAGATTTGTAGAAGGCCAAACAGAAGAAAAATAAAGTAGGTGGTTTGTATGGATTTTGTAATTACAAGCCAACAGATTGTATGGATTTGTGGATTCATAGCATCCATTTGGGGAGTTGTGAAGATTATCAAGGAGCTAAAAAAGCCAAGTGATGATTTAAGAGCTAAAGTTCAAAGGCATGATGAATTATTGCACAAGGATAACGAGCGATTAAATTCACTTGAAAAGATTACACTCAATCAAGAAGACATCAACCGCAAATTAGAGGAGCATACTCGCATTCTGTCAGATCATGATGACCGGTTGGAAGAGGATAAGAAGCGAGGCGATCTGATGTTAAAGGCGAACATGGCCATCCTCGATGGAATGTTATCGGAAGATGATAAAGAAAGCCTAAAGGCTACACGAAAGGAAATCCAGGACTTTTTAGTCGAGAAGAATTAGGAGGACAGAATCATGGAAGAAAAAGAAGTAAAATTTGAAGATTTACCAGAAGAAGCTCAATCAGAGCTATCAAACGGAAAAGAAGAAGGTGAAGATGAATGTCATACTCAAGCTTAACAAATAAATATATTCCTGCTAGTACAGATAACTATATGCGTGGTAGAGGTGGTTACAAGGTCTGTAAAATCACACCTCACCACATGGCTTGTCAGTGGAGCGCCGAAAGATGTGCTCAATCATTCCAAGTAATTGGAAGAATGGCTAGTGCAAACTATTGTATTGGTTCAGACGGTACAATCGTATGTAATGTCGACGAAGAAAATCGTGCATGGACATCAAGTAATTACTACAATGATTGTCAATCAATTACCATTGAGATTGCTAACGATAATACAGATACGTGGACAATCTCACCAAAAGCATGGAATGCATTAGTAAATCTATGCGTTGATATTTGTAAGAGATACGGATTTAGATTAAATTACACAGGAAACGCAAACGGAAGTTTGACAGAACATAGAATGTTTGCAGCTACATCTTGTCCTGGTCCTTATTTGCATTCGAAAATGCCACAGTTAGCACAAGAAGTAAATGCTAGATTAGATGGTCAGACTATAGCACCAAGTGCTCCAAGTACTCCAAACGCTCCAAGTGGTGAGAAGTACTCAGTTAGTACACCTATCTGTACAAATACATTAAGTGTAAATTGCTATGGTACTGGTAAAGTTTATAAAGGTGATTGGAGTGGTACGATTGGTAGAGTGATTAAAGGTGCTAAATATCCGTATCGTGTAGATCGTAATGGAGTAGCTATTGGATGGACGAACAATGCAGGCATTGACTCAGACCCTCATGTACCAGGAGGAACTACAACTCAATCAACACCGACTGTATTAAACAATGTTCCTTCAGATTTTATTAGAGAAAGTGCTACATTCTATCCAAATACAACTTTGAAAATCAGAAAAGCGCCTACAGAAAAAGGAATTGATACAGGATTGTACTACTCTAACGGAATGTCCGTTCGATATGACGGATATGTCAAACGTGAAGGATTCGTATGGATCAGTTGGATTAGTGCATCCACAGGTGAAAGAAGATGGATGAAAGCTGGTGTATTAAATTCAAAAGGATACAATACTAATCCATATGGAAGATTTATTTAAAATTTAATAAAATAAGACATAAAATTGTACAAATTGTACGTAAAAGTTGAACTATACTATATTTTTAATGACTAAATCCGAGCCTACGTGTAATGCGTAGGTTCTTTTTTTATTGATCAAATCATTGGCATAATTTTTTCTTTTTTTTGGCATGATTTT